ATGCGGCTTTCCGTGCTCGCCAAATCCCAATACCGGCACGAAATCCGCGGACCCTCCGGCATCGCATCGCGCGCGCCGATCTTCTCGACCGGGAACAGCAGCCCCATCGCGGCCACCGGATTCTGCTGGAACAGCGAGGCCCATTTCATCTCGCCGATCGCGCCGCGCTTGATCTCCAGCGCCTCCACGCCCTCCCATTCCGGCCACAGAGCTTCGCCGACCTGGCGCCCCAGCGGGTCAGGCTCGGACCCGTCATAGATCGCCTGCATCCGCACGATGTCCCAGATTTCTCCCCCATCGCCCATGTGCTCGATCAGCCGGCCGGCGATATCGTCCTGGTTCCAGTGCGTCAGCACGATCAGCACGCGCCCGCCCGGCCGCAGGCGGTTCACGATGTCGCCGGTGTACCAGTCCCAGATTTCGTCGCGCTTGCCCTGCCGCGCCGCATCGGCCCACGATCCGAACGGGTCGTCTATAATCACCGCATCCGCGCGGCGCCCCGCGGTGCCCGCGCCGGCGCCGAACGCCCGCAGCTCGCGCCCATTATCCGTCCGCCACGTATTCAGCCGCGCCTGCTCGAACCCATAGCCCAGGATCGGCGCCATCTCGGTCGCCACGCGATACGCCTTGGTCAGAAACGCCTCGGCCAGATCGGCAGACGCGCTCGCCGTAATGATCGTCTCGATGCCGGGGAACTGCATCAGCCATGGCGGGAATAGCACCGAGCAATACGTGCTCTTGGCCGCGCCAGGCGGCATCATCACGATCAAACGGCTGCCGCGCCGCTCCGCCCACCGCTGGAGCTCGGCATTCAGCACCCGATGGTGCCGCGCCGGCGCCTGTCCCAGCGGCGCCAGGGCCGCCGTGGCGAACTGGTTGTAGTCCACGCGCAGCAACTGCTGCTGAAGGTCCGCAAACCCGTCCAGCCCCAGGAAATCGCTCACGCGGCAGCATCCTCGGCCAGCAGGCGCGCGCCGATCCAGGCCATGCACGGCACCGCCATGGAATTGCCCAACGCCTTGTAGCGCGGCCCATCGGCCGCCATGCCGCCGCGATACGGGATCAGCGTGTAATCGTCGGGGAATCCCTGAAGACGCTCGCACTCGCGCGGGGTCAGGCGGCGAACGCGGGCACCGGACAGCGCCGCAACTTGCCCGCCCGCGTTCGGGTGGCTGCCGGCGTGCCCCATAGCCCGAAGTGTCGGCGCAAGATCACCGGCATCGGCGCCGTGGTCTTTGCAGGAGAACGCCACCGGCACCAGCGGCGTCCCGCGCCCCGTCCCATCCTCGCTGGCGTCAAACCCATCGACCCGCAGCGCATGCGTGACGAAGGTTTCGCTCTCGAAATCCCCGTGTCCGCTGCCACCCTTGGCGCGGCACGCGGTCGCAACGTCGATAGGCCCGGCCGTGTTGTTGCCGCCGAAAGCCTGGACGGGGGCTTGGACCAAGCCCCCGTTTAAATCGAAATCGGTCCCAAGTCCGCCACCGCCTGAAGTGCGCGCGCTAATTGTTGGGGCAACGCCTTCCCCCGTTTCCCGGCGCGGCGGATGATCCCAGCGCAGGCTTTCCGGCTCAAAAAGAACCGCTGCGGCACGTCGCCAGTCTCCAAGATAGCCGACAACGAACACACGCTCGCGGCGCTGTGCCAAACCGGCGTATTGAGCGTCAAGGCTCCGGTAGGCCCACCCATACCCGATCGCTGAAAGTCCGGCCAGGAAGCAGGCGAAGGCATGGTTTTCGTCAGCGTCGTATTCGTCTTCTCCCACCCATTCGGCCCCTTCCGCCATGCCGTCCGGCGGCGTACCCGGATCGGGAGCGTCGTGGGAAGTCGAGGATAGAACGCCGGGCACGTTTTCCCAGACGATCCAGCGGGGGCGAAGTCGTTCAGCCAGGCGCAGATATTCGAGGGCCAGGTTGCCGCGGGCGTCCCCCAGACCCCCGCGCAATCCCGCGACGCTGAAGCTCTGGCATGGGGTGCCGCCAACGAGAACATCGATGTCTGCGTACTGGCCACGCTCGATCGTCGTGAAATCGCCATGCAGGGGAACCTCCGGGTAATGGTGCGCCAGAACGGCGCGCGGGAACTTGTCGATTTCCGACAGGAAAGCTGCCTCGAAGCCAAGCGGTACCCACGCCACGGATGCAGCCTCGATGCCGGAACAAACCGAACCGAAGCGCATCAAAGCGCGACCTCCGCCGTGTCCGCCGCCGCGATCCGATCCGCGTGGATGTCCAGCGCCGCGGCAATATCGCGCAAGCCGGACACCCGCGCCGCATCGCCACGAAACGCACTCGTGCCCAGCACCACGCCGTCGCCGGACACCACCATGCCTACCGCGCCGCGCACAGGGCCGCACCCCAGCAACCGGACGGCAAAAATCGCGACCATCCGCAGCTTCGTCGCCAGGGAAAGAACGCCAGCCCCACGCTTCTCCAGCCGGTAAATACCGCCGGCCACCAGCGCCAGCGCATCGGCCGCATCGCCGTTACGATCCCGCACAACCGGCCGATACAAGCCAACCCGCGGATGCCGGTCCCACGACAAGAAAACGAACTCGCCCGGACGGGCCGCCACAACCGGCAGCCGGTCACACCCCGCGAACTCGTCCTTCAACCACGCCCGTTTGACGCAAACCAGCGTGTCCCCGACATGGGGCAAATCCCTCGTTTCGAGGGAATATATTATATTGTATATGTACATACCAATTGCTATGCAATTGCCAACCGTTTGCCATACCAATTGCAATACCAATTGCCACCGCTTTGCCACCGCTTTGCCAATGAAAGTTAGCATTTGCTACCCTCTTGCTACACGTTTGCCAGTTTACACTGTAAACTCGATCCGATTTGTCTCAGCCGTCTCATTCTTTTGCCATCTTGATCCGTTAGCAATTGCCACCACAATTGCCATACCAATTGGTATCCCAATTGCTACCCGGCTTCGGCTGCCGCAATGCGCTCCCGAACCCGCCCGAAAATGGCCGCGACCTCGCTGGTAATCTCCGCCAGCCGAGCCCGCTCATCCGGCGTCGCAAACCGCAGATCGGGCGTGCCCTGCACCCCGCCGGCCGCCTCATCGCCGCCGAACGCGCCCTCGCCAGGCTTGCCATTCACGTAGGACAAATGCAGCGCAACCGCGGCCAACTGCACGCGGCTGTCACCCCCGCCATGCTTAATCAGCCCGTCCAACGCGCGCATGCTGTCGGGCGACATATCGCGCAACGCCTCCTGGATGCGCCGCCTAACCGCGCGCGGATTCATCCCCCGCCGCCAGTCGGCGATCCCCGGCGTCTCCATCCCCGCCAAAGAAGGCGGCATCGGCTGCTCGCGCCGGTCCTGCGTCACAGGATCAGGCGGCAATATCTCCACCTTGGCGAGTTCCTGATGCGCCGCCGTCCCGCCGGAACGCTTCACCCGCCCCTTGCCATGGCACACGCGGCAGCCAACAACCTCGCCACCAGGTCCGGCAATCTCGCCCTTCCCGTCGCAAGGCTCGCATTTCAGCGTAAAGCCGGCCATCTATTCCGCCCCCGCAACCGGATCGGCAACCGGCTCCTCGATGATTTCCCGCAGCCCGTCATGCACCCGCACAACGCAGGGCGGGGCGAGCTCGGCGCGCTCAAGTGGCACCTTCGGAACCGGAATAAACACCCCGTCCTCCACGAACCCCCACCGCCGTTCCGTCAACAGCCACCCCATCAAAACAGGCCGAACCCTACCACGAACAGCTAATCAATGGTAAGCGCAAACCCCACGGCTTTTGTATTTTTTTCAACCCGGTAGAGGGGGCGAAACCTCCCGCTATATTTTTCCGAGAGGGGTCAGCCAGACTGCGCCCAGCCAGGCACATAGGGGGGGGGCGGGGGTGCGGTGACAAAGCCCGCCCGGCGGTGACAGAAGCCGCACACCGCACCCCGCCGCGCGGTGACAACCCTCGAAAAGCGGTGACATCTCGCCTAACCCGCTGAAAACAAACGCCCATCAAATACTCTACAACGAACGTTGACAACAATCGGAGGATCGTGCCGTGTGCCGTTTCGTGTCCTACCTGCGCGTCTCAACCGCCAAGCAAGGCCATTCCGGCCTGGGGCTGGAGGCGCAGCGCGCTGCCGTCGCCACGCATGTCGCCACCGCAGGCACGCTACTCGCCGAGTATGTCGAGATTGAAAGCGGCAAGCGCTCGGACAGGCCGGAGATGCTGGCCGCGCTGGCGCGGTGCAAGTTGACGGGCGCAACCCTGCTGGTCGCCAAGCTGGATCGCCTAAGCCGTGATGCGGCCTTCCTCCTGCGCCTGCGGGATAGCGGAGTCGAGTTCGTTTGCGCCGACATGCCCCACGCCAATCGCCTCACGGTCGGCATAATGGCGCTGGTCGCCGAACAGGAACGCGAGGCGATCTCCACCCGCACCAAAGCCGCACTCGCCGCAGCAAAGGCGCGCGGGAAGGTCCTGGGCGGCTGGCGAGGCGGTCCGCGCGCAGACGTGGCGCTCATGCACAAGGCCAGCAGGCAAGCCGCAGACGCCTTCGCTGAGCGTGTCCTACCCATTGCCTCAAGGCTAAGGGATGAAGGCCAAAGCCTATCTGCAATCGCCGCGCATCTCACGGCGCAAGGCGTCCTTCAGCGGCGAGGCGGAACGAACTGGACAGCCCAAGCGGTCAAAAATCTACTTGCGAGGCGTTCCTAAAATCCGAAACTCTTCCCCCGCACACACGCGCGCCCCCGCGCACGCGACTCCTTACTAACAGCGGGCTGTACCACATTGGGAAGCGGTGCTTTACAGCGAATCACCAAACGCGGCAACATTTATACGCGCGCGACGAATCCATCCTGGCGATTCGCCCCCCCCTTTCTCCCCATCTCTCCCTTTCCTCCCATCATCCATTCGGTCCCTCTCCCTACCGCTCGGCGGTTTGGTGGCTAGATCGTTCGTCTGTTTGTTCGGTCGGTGGTTCTTCGGCGGGTTTGTTCGGCTGTTCGTTGGGCTGCTTGGCTGTTCGATCTGCCGTCTGGGGCGTGGTCGTTTTGGCGAGCTGTCAGGCGTTCGTTCGGCCTGTCGATTGATCCGGCTGCCCGCTCTGGTGGCGGGTTTTGCGTTCGATCCGGGCCGCTCTCGCTTGTGTGATCGTTCGGGCGACGATTCTTTCCTGCTTACCTGAGATAAGCATTGCGTGTCATGTGTCTGTGTGCCATAACGGCTCAACGCAACGGGACATGGAGTAAGTGACATGGAGACGGTTTTCGCGGAGTTCGTGGTGTACTGGTCGGGCGTTCGCGGCGCGATGGAGCGTCGCTTCGATGGGCGCGATGCGGCTGTCAAGTTTGCATCGTCGCGCAAGGGCGTGGTTTTCGGCGTGTCTTACAACCCGGACACGCTGAGCTGCACGGAAACCGAAATTGCATCTTATCTCTGAGGGGGATTTGCTATGATGTCGCCAGTCAATTTCGCTCTTGTGAACCGGATGGTGGCGGCTTGCGAGCGGGCTTCGGATGACGTGCTGCGGGCGCACTATCGCAAGCTGCACATGCGGCGGGAGCGGATGGTTATGGGCGTGGTCGGCGAGATGGACTCGGTCCATGGTTCGGGCATCAAGGGGCGAGTTTTCGACGTGACGACGTGCATGGTGTTCGCCGTGTCGCATGTCCTGGGCGAACGCCGCCGGGTGCGGGAATGGGCTTTGTCATCTCGCGCGGGGCGGGCCTGAAGGCCAGGCTTCATCGTTTCTTCAACAATCAAACAAGGGGTTTTCACCATGGCCAACAAAGAGACAATAGAACGCGCCGCGCAACTTGGAGTCATTCTGGCGCGCGCTCTCCCCGAGGCGGTACCCGCTCAGATTGGCCGGGTTGTTCTGGACTTGCAGGGTGCGGCACACCGCGCCAGGCGCGCTTCGGAACGCGCCCGCAACTATCCCAGGACAGAAGCGCAGCAAGCGCGGGCCGATAAATCGGAAGGCAAGAAAGAATTCGAATTGAC